AGTACCAATCATTGGTAATATAGCGCCAACATATCCGCGTTGCTGAATTAAAACGCGATATTTGAAAGCACTATAATCATCGCCAAACTCAAGCCTATATTTTGTGGTAAACCTATCCTCTAAATCAGTAAGTATCCCCCTTGCATTTAAATCATTCTCGATGGAATCTGATCGACTTTCGACTTGGTCAACTAATGTGTTTTTGCTCATACGATTAAATTAAACGATTTCGGTTTTTATTGGCTCGGTCTAATACGACGACTAAATCCGATCCGCGCATCACAAACTCACCGCCTACATTTACGTTGCTTGGGCCTTTGTTCCCAATCATAGATTGCAATTTATTCAATGGCGCAATTACTTCAGGATTTGACTTTGCGCCGGGATATTCTCCCATTAAACCCATTGTTGGGCCGCTAACAATACCACCATCGGCAAATTTTGGAATTGCTGCAAATGCCGCTAATACGCCACCAACCATTTGCGCCATAAATGCTGGTTGTGTAAAGATAGCCGCCGCACCGGTAAATGATGCCGCGATATTTGCTCCAGCAATTGCCGCCGCGATGGCTTGTCCTAAAAATGCGGAAATGGCTTGTGCTGCCACTTGCAATAAGCCGCCAATAAAGCCTTCAAGTCCGTTTTTTGCAAGACCTAAAGCACCAATTGCACCTGCTGCCAAATTATTCATTGCATTGGCAACTTCTCCGCCAACCAAATATGCAGTTTCTTGTAGCCTTTGCATTTTTTCATCAACACCGCCCACTGCGGTACTAACGACATCTGCACTTGAAACCATTGCGGTTGATACGCCATCAAACGGATTTTTTACTTTTATAGTATTAAATGCTTGTAATGATCCACCAACCATTTCAACGGCGGCTCTTGTTTCTTCAGATGACTCTTTTGTTTCCTCTGTTGGCAACACCACTCCGCTAGTTGTTGGCGCGGTTGTTGGTGTGGTTGTTTGCGCAAGGGCAATTAATGCATCACGCTTGTCCTCCAATGCCTTTAACTCATCGCCTAATACCTGAATATTTTTTTTGGTCTGACCTCCGTATCCTTCGGCTAATTTTTTATTTTCCTCAAAATATTTTTTTCGCTTTTTTGCAATTTCCGCCTCAACCTCTTCAATGGTATTGACATCGGCCAATGCATCCTTTTGCGATTGAGTATAGGCATATATTGCCGTACCTAGTGCAACAATTGCCGTTGCAACTGCGATAATTGGGTTTGCCATCATCGCCGCGGTTAATAATCTAAAGCCAGTTGCAATAACTGGCAACAATGGCGCAAGTTGGCCAAATACACTAACAATTTTGCCAATAAACAAAAGCATCGGCCCAACTGCGGCAACGATACCACCAATGGTAATAATCATTTCTTTTGTGCCTTGGTCTAATTCCTTAAACGCATCGCTCGCACCTCTTAAAAAATTTCCCAATTTGGTAACCACCGGCACAAGCATCTCTAATAAAACCGATCCCACCTCAAGCAATGATCCTTTCATTTCATTGAGTGATTTGGTCATTTTAAATGATGCCGATTCTGCATTTATTCCCATTGCCTCATTTGTTGCGCCAATCGCATTAGTTAATGAGTGGAATATCTGCTTGTTTGTTTCAAGTCCAGCACCGGTTAAATCCAAAAATCCTTTTAACGCTCTAATGTTTGGGAATATGGAAGAAGCATCTTGTCCGGTTTGTATTAAACCTTGTTGCAACATTTCGAGCGTGGCAATCAATCCTTTATCCGCCAATGAATTTTGCACGTCTTTCATTGAAAGACCCATTGCACCAATAGAATCTTCAGCGTCTTTTGTCGGCTTTTTAATTGATGCTAATATGGCATTTAACTGCGTCGCACCTTCTGCGGCGTTTGTTCCAGTTCTTGACATTGCCGCCATTGCTGCGGCTACCTCGTCAAACCTTACGCCCATATTTGATGCAATTGGAATAACTCCACCCATTGCACCGGCTAATTGATCGGCCTCTAATTTACCCTCACGAACTGCAGCGACAAGTATATCGGTTGCATTTGATGCGCCAAGGGTATCTGACCCATAAGCGTTCATTGCCGATGTTGCTAAATCTGCAATGGTCTTAGTTTCCCCTAAACCAATTGCTGCTGCTTTAAGTGATGCCTCCAATGTTTGCATTGCCTCATCACCGCGCAACCCAGCCGATGTAATAAAAAACAATGCATCTGCGGCTTCTGATGCGCTTCTTCCGGTATCAAGTGCCATTTGCTTGGCAGTTTCACCCATTGCATCAACCTCATCCCCGGCAACCCCAACAAGTGATTTGATCATCGTCATTGACTTGTCAAAATCAAATGCCATTTTTGTGGCTGCACCACCAGCGGCAACAAGCGGCAGCGTAAGTGATCGCGTAAGGTTACCCCCAACGCTTTGCAATTTACTGCCAAATGCTTTTAATTTTCCCTCTGCGGTGCTTATTGCGCTGGTTAAACCCTTCGCATTACCGGTGATTTCAATACCAAGTTTTTGTTGTGCCATAACCTAAAATGTAGTGAAACAAAAATACAAAAAAAAAGACGCTTACATTTTAAACGTCTTTTGTGGTATGGCACTCTCGTATTTCTTTTTGAATGCCTCGTATTGCTCTGGCGTTGATTTCGGTTTGCCTTTGTCTGGATTCCTTTTTTTATCCGATGGCAATGGAAATAAATCCTCTGGCTTTACCATCTGCGATTTCTTTTGACAATTCACATTGTAAATCATTGTTGCCAAATATCGCGTTTGCTCCCAATTCAAATTGATTTGGTTGTGATACGCCTCAGCCATTAGTGCATTTTCTCGCCAAGTTTGCCGCCAGAAAACATCGGGCATTATGCCAATTTGCCCAATATAATACTCTGTAATGGACTCAAAATTTATTTCTGTGCTTTCTGCGGCTTCGGCTTTTTTGGCGCGTTAGAATCGCCTAATGAGTTGCCGAGTATCTTTGACTCCATCATAACGGCAACAATATCATTGATCGCCTCGGCCTCTAAATCCTCAAGCCATTCACCTACGGAATAAAGCGTGTAATCAACCTCGTTGCCTTGCTCTAAATCATTAGCACGCACCGCTGAATAAATTAATGCGCGAATGCCGCTTAATGACATACCGCCATTAAATACCTCACCGATGTCGGTTAATGATACGCCGAGTTGCTCTGTAAACTCAACCCAAAAATTCATTGAAAAGTGCAAAGTTCTTTTTTTGCCTCCCAATTGGACATTGATATATCCTCGTTTTTTGTTTGCCATTGTGTAAATATTTTTTGTAAAAATAGCACAAAAAAAAGCCACCGCCAAATTAATGACGATGACTCATCCCTAGTAGGTTAATCCCTTAGATTATGGGTTGGTTGATTTGGTGATCGCACCGGTAAGCGTAATTGATCCGCTATAAGATACCGGAGATTCCATCTCTGCTGATTGCTCAACGCTTGAAAGATACCCCTCAGCGGTATAAATGGCATCGCCACTTACGGCAGTTCCAAATACACAAGTGATTTGTGTACGCGCTAAAAGGTAATCGGCTAATTCAATTGCGTTGGCGGTATCGCTATAATCTACAAGGCCATCAAAAGACAATTCTCCGGAAATCACACCGGCAATAACCTCTTGAAATCCGTTTGAATCTTTGGTTGTTGCCTCTGGTAAATCATTCGACAAAGACAAACTACAAGATGTGGTGTGGCCCAATACGGTTCCTTCTACTGAAAGAACCAAATCTGTTCCGTTAAATACTGATGTTGTAGGCATAATTTTTTCTCTTTAATTTGTTACAAATATAATTATTTTATTTTAAATCATTTTGTGGTTAAATACTCCAATTCCGTATCGCTTAACGCTTCGGTGTAAACAATAACGGCCTTCACCTTGCCATAAAAATCACCGCTTGCGCCGCCATTATCAAAATGTAATGAGTTTAATGTATTGGCACTAAATACTGATCCGCTTGAATCGGTTGCCACCTCTGTGCCATCTACCCAAAGCGCAAAGTCATTTAAATCGTATTTAAGCGCGAATTTTGTATCTGTGGTGCTATCACTTAGCGTGTGGGTTAGTTGTGCTTGTAAAACGCCCCCAACGCGCACCCATCCTTGTATTTGATTTGTAGTTGATGAGTATAATAAACTCACCACGTTTGCACTTGTGCCATCTGACAATGAAATATATCTGTTTGTACCATCATCATAAAGCGCGGCCATTTGGGTGTATAATACCCCCTCTGTGCTATCAATGGTAAACTGATTGCCAGCATCATTGCAAATGTCTGCCGAGCGTGTTGCAGTCCCTCCAGAGGATTCGATTAAACTTGTGGCGTATGGCAATGCCTCACGCTGAAATCCATAAAAGGAAACATCCGCACCGCTTAACCCGGCAAGTCCGGCAAAGCCGTTATTGCTTGCCGTATATGTGTAAGTATATCGCTGCCAACGATCGGTTAAACTAAATACCGATGCAATTGTGCCGGTTGCACTATCTACAAAAAACCCAAAGTCTTGCGCGGCATCGTCATTGCGTTTGGCCCAAACCGATATGGTGTACTCTGTTGATGGCACTTGGTTGTCATTATTGTATGCGTAACCATTGGCGGTAAACTGCAAACGATTACCATTGAAATCACCGGTTGGCGAATAATCATATTCGGCCGTTGCCGTTACGTTGGATAAATTTGACCAATTATCCACGTTGCTCGATTCGGTGCAAAGGTTAGTTGATTGCGGCTCAAGGAGTAATGCGCCAATACCATCCTCGTAATTAATACGCGGAATGTCTGCGGCCATTTCTTCCACAAGTCCCGCCTCGTTTATTCTTGTGCCAACGCTTGATCGCTCAAAGTTAAAATCCGTTGCGGTTGCTAACTTTACCGATACGTTGTCAACTGCCATTGTATTGCTTAGGGCAGTCGCTTCGATATAAATCGTTGATGATCCGGCGCACGTTATGTACTCGGTATAAATGCCATCTTGTGTGCGTGTTGTCCCAGCGGCCGTTCCTAACTTAATACGAACGCCTCCAAGCGCATATTGCGATATGGTATATTGTACCTTGTAAGTTTTGCCAATGACGATGCTTGTGGATTGTGATGCACTTGATCCGCTGGCACTCCCTACTGAATTTAATAACCCACCGCTGATTGACCATTTTGTGCCTAATGTCCAATCGGTATTGGTATCAAATGTGCCATTGGTTACCTCATTGGCTGGGCCGATCACTTGTTGCGGCTTTACATTATTATAACTCCCCTCATTGTAGGCAATCGGAATTGATATAATGCTGGCTTTATCGAGTAGACCCATTACCCCTCAATAAATTTATATTTTAGATAATCTACTCCCATAAAAGAATGAACTCCGTTATCGTCTAAATCGAT